CCAACCTGGTCCCAAACAAGGGCTGTCATGGTTGTTTCTCCTTAAAAGAAAAGTCGGTATACATCGTGGTTGAGATTATCAGCCGTATAGGATCGATCGTATTTGCACAATGGCAATTGAGCGACTCGATCAGGAATAGGACTATCTGGATCACGATCAATGACCGTTACCATATATCTTTTTCCATATCTATACGGATAGTTATCAGCAAAGAACGTCAACGCAAAGTCTCGATGATAGACAATGCACGGATATTCAAGCTTCAANTCCGGTGGTGGTTGGAAGTAAACGTGATCGTTCCCAAGTATTGCAGCAAATATGTCTTGGAGATCAACTCGTTGTCGAATCATCTAATCTCCTAGGCTGTGGGTCCATTATAGACACTTCCAAGAGAAAGGATGAGGCGGGGGGCTCGAACGTCTACACTTGTAACAGTCCAGAGCACCCCCTCCCATCGAATATACCTAATGGCAAAGAAATGCTTTACGGCGTATTCATCAGCAACAATGCTGATTGAGTTTTGCACGGAAATATCATCGTTCAATCCTTCACCTTTTTCAAGACGACGAACGTTTCGAACAACATCTCCATAATATGAAAACTCTGTGATCTTATCCTTCCAAACTCCTGATCCGGGAGGATTCTCAATTGATTCACCGTAGCCAATTACACCATAAAACTTTGTCATTAGTTAACCCTTTCTCATGCCGGGTTGGTGAAGCTCCACTGATCGTCTTCGCTGGTCTCGAAGTAGTAACCGGCCGCAGGAGTTGCGTCGACAACCCAGGTCTGACCATCCGGAACGGTGTACGGCGAGCCGGCAGCGTTCAGAACGGTTGCGCCATGCTTGTAAACAACACCGGTCTGATTGGTGATCGTCAATGCACCAGTTGTCGGGTTGAATGCAGGAGCGGCAGGAGCAACCAGCTGATTAGCAGCTGCGGTTGCACGGATAACCATAGCCGACTTCAGCTTGGTCAGTGCGCCTGAGATACGAGTCTCGATCAGGTACTTCTGCTTGTTGTAGTCGATGTCGAAATCATCGAACATCGTGACCTGACCGCCCTTGTCAGCGCCAAGCACGTAGTCAACCGGGTTGACCATGATGCCGACGATGTCAGGCGTCTCCAGAAGAACCTCAACCGGAATGACTGCGTTAACCCGAAGTTCTGCAGCAAGCTCATCGAGCGTGCGATAGAGACGACGGCGATCGTTGTCACGACTGGTCATGAATCGAGCAATCCAAGCTTCTGTGGTGTAGAAGTTCGGAAGACCCGTACCCTTGAGCTCAGCACGCTGACGAATGACCTCATCAACAACTTCCTCCATGTTGGAGCTTGCATTGTCGACGTTGACATAAATCGTCGTGGTATACATCTCGTTGTCGCTGACGATCGGACGAATATTCTGTTCGTTGATCTTGTCCTCGTCGGAAATATCACGGCCATCGCCAACCAGGATTGCACGAGCGATTTCCTCGTCGAGCATGAGACGCATCTCACCCTTCAACCAAGCAACCACGTCGAAATCGGTGATGTCGATAACGTCGTCACGATCCAGAGCCTGCTTCTTGTAGATAGTCGTCGGGGTCGTGCTACGACGAGCAACCGTGAAGAACTCTTCCTTCTTCAAGTTACCCTTGATATAGCCCTTGGCCCGAGCCTCTTCCATGGTGATGTCAGCCGTGGTCGTACGGATACGAGAGAATGGGCTCTTGCGCACAGCACCGATAAGAGTGGCAACCCACTCAGTGCGACGCTTGTCCCAATCCGGAACGTCCGTAATCGACTTGGCATCCGGAAACAATGTCTCGATGTCGGTGATGCCGTGTTGCAGAGCGTAATCGGTGAAAGCGTCCTTCATCGACACTTTCTTGGTTGCAGCCATTTCAATGATTGCATTCAGTTCCGAGTGCGAAAGAACGTGAGAAGTCTTCTCCTCGCCGTCTTTACCCTGATCCTCGAAGACATTGTGCTTGATCGTCTCAGGCATTTGCTTTCCTTCCTTTGTGGTGTTGCCGAGTTCGGCGTTGGTTTCATCTTCTTTGGTGTCGCCGTGGGCAACAGTATCATCTGAATTATCAAGTGCAGTTTGCGCTGCAGTATCACCTTCATTGGTAGCAAGTGCTTCTGCAATCATGAAATTAACAACTTGCTTCTGCTCTTCATTCATGGTGTCATAGACATCTTGAATAGTACGACCGTCGTCTGCATTATCGGAAGACGCATTAGTGTCGGCGTGAGTAATTTCAATATCTTCTCCGGTGTAGATGAAGGCCTCATCCTCGAGAACTTCATCTCCGTCAGAGTGACGAACAGTCACACTGTCGATAAGTGCGCCAGGATTTGCTCCTGCAAGAACAAGACTGACTTCACGAATAACGCCATGAAGGACCTTACCAGCTCTCTGAATGAGTTGATTTGCCCAAATGGACATCATATGAATGTCACCATGCTCAAGAAGCTCACGAGAATGATCTGCCTTCTGAGAATTGTTCAGGAAGCAGTATGCATAAACGCCTTCCGGGCGATTTTCAAGGATTGCATGACCCAGTACGTTTTCTGGATCAGTATGGCCGTGTTGCCAAACCAACGGAACTTTTTGCCCATCCTGAGGCTTGAATGCGTCAGGCATGATGGTCTTACCATCAGAGCATCTGAGTCCCGCCCGAGTGGCGTAACCGCTGAAATCTGGTTTCATTTTGACGTTTCCTTTCAAAAGTCTTAAGACCCAGATGGTGGTTCTGGAACTGTTGCTGTTGCATTAGGTTGTGGCATGTTGCTGTTCACTAATTGATCAGCTTTTGGATCNTTGGATGGGACTAGTCCCAAATNCCCTCGAATCTCATTAGCTGACAAGATCTCATTCCGTGAGAACTTATCAGCAATNTCAGCCATTTTCTCAACAGGAACAAACCTGAACGGATCTCTGAAATACTGTATACGTTCATTAGCATCTACTCGAGGTCGTCCTAGGAACGATCGCTGCATGTTTTCTTTGATAGCTTCCAGAATAGGCTCAATGGTTCGATTGTAATAGTTGAGCATGGTCGCTTCATCTGCTGTACCGTTCATAACGGCCTCTGTAATACCCAACTGACCATACAGCATGTTGGTTAGGTACTCGATCTGCTTGAGAAGATTGTTCTCTGCGGGTCGATTGAGCTGTGTTATCTTTTCTGTNCCATCAGTATAGGCAATACCATACCGACTGTCTCTAAGTTGGAACTCGATGTCTTCTCGTCTTTTCTCAGCTTGTTGACGTCTAGCTTCAGACTTAATTACATAAGGTAATTGAATAATCAAGTCCAATTTACCAGAGCCAGACTGTTCGTCGACAGCATCCAATANACTCAGTTTCCTAATCAACCTTTGCAGCGTTGAGTTAGGTGCGTTCATTACTGAGTACAATGGATTTTCGACAATAGCTGTGGTTCGTTTTTCTAGAAGAATTTCTTCACGAACACCCTTATCTTCGTTGTAAACATTCACCTTAACATGTCTCGGATACCACTGTTTAATGTCACCAACACGCAAAGAAAGGATGTCCATCCCTTGATTTGGATCTATCTGTGATATCGTATAATCAACTGGTACAATCGCAGCAGCACCTGAATCGAACAACGTCATACAAATGTCTTGACGAAATGCTCGTGGACCTTGATCGATGTTTGGTTCAAAAAGCAAACAATGTGTAAGTTCGCTATCAATATCTGAATCATAACGATCTTGTTCATCTAGATGTACATGCTTCAAAGNGATNGCAGCAACATCTACAGCGATACGATTGTAAATTGACGTAATGATGGTACGTTCATTAGTAAAACGAAGCGTCTGACGTTGAGGAGCAGAACTGGAACTAGGACCAATATCGTANACTATNTGAGGATTCTGGTCTAGAACCTGTTCGTTATATCGAAATGCATTGTTCCAAGCTTGACGAAATCTTGTTACAAATGGAAATGGCAAGTTTGTACCTCCTTTCTAGACGAGATGCTTATGGAAGTACTAAACGTTCAATTCTCGAACATCAATTCCACCCAAACGATCCAACATATCGGTTACGTGACGTTTGCCTGCTTCAACCTTCCTTTTGTGTTTAGCTACACGAGCAACAGAAAGTTGAGCACCGCCCTTAAGACCGCCGCCCCCAATAATATCGACAACGGGTACTTGAAAAAGTCCTCCGATTAGTTTGTCGGTCTTAGAGCCTTTTCCTTCAGCCAAACGTTTGATTCGATCAATATTTTTTTGAGCTTGAGCTTGGTTTCGATTACCAAATCTATCTGGACCCAACGCTTTCAAATGTTCAGTTCGAAGTGCACCAACTGCAGCTTTCTTTTGTGCTCTACGAACACCCCACTTTTGACCTTTGACTCCGTGATGCTCGAAGAAGTCATCAATTTCGTCATCAGAAAGTCCTCGGTGTTCGAGATACTCACCAATTTCTTCATATGTTTTCACTCAAACGCCTCCTTGTTCGCCTTGTACGCTACGTAAGCATCCATCATGGCTGATACGTTGTCAATTTTATCCTGAACTCGTTTCTTCATGAGTTTACGGTTACCGTTTGTATCTTCAAGAGTAACTGCATTACCCATTGCAAAAGACATCAGTTCTTGGTCGAATATAAGCAAACGTTGTTCACTAAATATTTTCAATTCGCCAAGAGGAACAGATTCGGTTCTTGCTCCCTGAATTACTTTTTCAATTCCATAAGGACCGTTTTCGGCTTCCCAACGTGATACAAACTCTTTGGCGTTGTATGGGTCAAAACCAAGACAACGAACATCGTAATTTGCTTCGAGAATAAAAGTGTCAAGATCTTCGTACACTTCCATCATGTCCAACACGGTTCCTTCAAGAACATGAAGACTGCCTTCAGCAATAAACGAATCGTATTTGATTCTCATAGCCCCAGGAAGATTTCTCAACGTTAAGCCTGTGATGTAACTTCGTGTTTTGACTCCAAATCCACCATTACTCAATGGGAATAAGAATGTAAATGCACAGAAGTCATCACCCTGCGACATGTCTGCACCAAGCGTACAAGGCA